ACATACTTCGAACGGTGTAAGATACGCACATGAGCACTACTTCAATCATTGACGAAGATGATTTGAATCCAGAAGCCGGGATGATCGGCGAGGCGGACGATTTCGAGGTTGATCTGAGCGAGCTAGGGCAGGTCGAATCGGAAATTGAGGAGCTTCCCGATGGGTCGGTACGGGTGGAGTTGCCCGACACTGTAGGCCCGCAGCAAGATCCAGGATTTTATGAAAACCTGGCTGAAAAAATTGCTCCGAGCGAACTCGGGGCGTTGGCGCTGCGTTATATTGACCTGCTCGAGAAAGACAAACGGGCAAGAGAAGAGCGCGACAAGCAGTACGAAGAGGGTCTTAAGCGCACCGGTATGGGCAAAGACGCTCCCGGCGGGGCGCAGTTCATGGGTGCCAGCAAGGTTGTGCATCCGGTTATGGCTGAGGCCTGTGTGGATTTTGCATCCCGCGCCATTAAAGAGATGTTTCCCCCGGACGGCCCGGTAAAAACCAAGATATTGGGCGAGAATGACGAGAAAAAGACCAAAATTGCCGAGCGTAAACGCGACTGGATGAATTGGCAGTTAACCGAGCAGATTGAAGAGTTTCGCGACGAACAGGAACAGTTGCTTACTCAACTGCCCTTGGGCGGCAGTCAGTACCTTAAGCTTTGGTATGACGAGAAAAAACGTCGTCCGTGCGCTGAATTTTTGCCCATTGATAAGGTTTTGATACCTTTTGCGGCTACAAACTTTTACACCGCGCAGCGTGCTGCTGAGGTACATGATATTTCTGAGTGGGAATTCAAACAACGCATTAATAGCGGGCTGTATCGCGACATTTCCCTCATCCGGGCATCGCTAGAACCCGAACCAACTAAAGCCGAAGCTGCAAATAATAAAATTGAAGGCCGGGATTTTGACGAAAATGACGACGGCCTGCGCCGTGTGTATCACATTTACACTTGGCTGGATGTGCCCGACGATGATCGGGCAAAAGGCGAGACCGCGCCGTACATTTTGATGATCGACGACACCGAAACCGAGGTGGTAGGGCTGTATCGCAACTGGGAAGAGGGCGACGACACCATGACAAAACTCGACTGGGTGGTCGAGTTTAAGTTTATTCCGTGGCGGGGAGCGTATGCAATTGGCCTGCCGCATTTGATTGGAGGATTGTCTGCAGCGCTGACGGGTACTTTGCGGGCGCTGCTTGATTCGGCGCACTTTAGCAACGCTCCGGCCATGCTTAAACTTAAGGGCGCAAAGGTCAGCGGCCAAAGTCAGCAGGTGGACATTACCCAAGTGGTTGAGATTGAGGCGGCGCCAGGCGTGGATGACGTTAAAAAGATTGCCATGCCTATGCCGTTCAATCCTCCTTCGCCAGTGTTGTTTCAATTGCTTGGATGGCTTACTACGGCGGCTAAAGGCGTAGTCACTACGGCTGAGGAGAAAATAGCCGATGTCACTGCGCAAGCCCCGGTTGGCACTACGCAGGCGCTTATTGAACAGGGTGCTGCGGTGTTTTCGGCTATACATGCTCGGTTGCATGTTTCGCAGTCAAGGGTGTTGAAAATTCTGCAGCGGTTAAACCGTTGGTACCTCTCCGACATGCGCAAGGGCGAACTGGTGGTAGATTTGGAGGTAGCCGAGGCCGATTTTAAACGCCTGTCGGACGTGGTGCCGGTTTCTGATCCGCACATATTTTCCGAAACGCAGCGGATGGCTCAAATTCAAGCTGTAATGGCTCGCGCCGACAAAGCTCCCGACTTGTATGATCGACGCGCAATAGAAGAACGATTTTTAAAGCAAATCAAAGTTCCTGCTTTGAATGAATTGTTGAAAAATACGCCAAATCCAAACGAATTAAACGCCGTAGACGAAAATGTAGCCATGTGCCTGGGGCAAAACGGTTACGCCTACATTCACCAAGATCATTTAGCCCATATTCAATGCCATCTTGATTTTGGTTTAAATCCATCTTATGGCGGCAATCCAATCATGGCCAGCATTTACTTGCCTCGCATGTTGGAGCATCTTAAACAACACATGATTCTTTGGTATTTGAACCGCAGCCAGAGTTATGTGAGCAAGTTGCGTGGCGATCCTATTGATGAAAAAGAATACAAAAACAAAAATCTCACAAAAGAGATAGACAAGACGTTTGCACTGGTTTCGCAACACGTCATGCAAGACAGTCGCGAGGCTTTTGAGAAAATAACGCCTCTTATCGGCCAGTTGTTGCAAGCCATGCAGCAGTTGACGCCGCCTTCGAAGCTGCCCCCGGAGTCCCAAGTCATTAAGGAAACTTCTCTTGCAGAAACACAGCGCCGAGCACAACGTGACGCGGCTGAAATGCAACTTAAATCGCAGCAATTGCAGCAAAACGCTCAAACTTCCGCTGCAGAGTTGCAATTGAAACAAACGCAAGCTGAAAATCAAATGCAATTAGCCGCCGAAAAACTGTTAGTTGAAGATGAACGTGCGGCCTCGCGTGATCAAATTGACGTGGCGTTAAAAACCAGCGAAAATCTCATAAAAGAGAATGTCGAAGTGGGTCGTTTGATGCAAGAAGACGAAAAACTTCGCCTTGAGCAGTACGACACTGCAATCCGCCTGCAAGATCAGGCGCAACTTAACTTAGGAGGTTCAACAGTATGAATGACAATCTAAAAAATCTTGAAACTGTGCCGTATCGCAAGCGCATAGCAATGGGCGCTGCTTTGGATGGTACAAGTTTGAAATCAAAACAACCGAACCAAACCGCTCCAAAGCCAAAAGTATACAAAAAACAAAAATGATCTCTCAAATTATTGGCGCAATTAAGGAAAGGCAATCTCAAATTGCCAATTCTTTAGCTGCTGGACGCGCTGAAACGTTTGAGTTATATCAACGCATGGTTGGGGAATATTTAGGTCTGCAGCATGTTCTGCAGGTTATTGACGATATTTTGAGGGAAAAAGATGATTTTGAATGAACCAGAAGCGTTTAACGACGCTGAGTTGGCTTGGGCGTTTCCGAGCGTAGACCCTGGTGCAAAGCCTGTTGGTGGTCGTGTGATGGTGCAAATTCGTCGGTCAAAAAAGAAGACCACGAAAGCCGGCATTGTCCTGGTGGCCGAAACCAAAGAAACCGAAAAATGGAACACGCAGGTAGGCAAGGTCATTGAGATTGGACCTTTGGCCTTCCGGCATCGTGACTCCATGAATCCGTGGCCTGAAGGCTCGTGGTGCAAAGTAGGGGATTACGTTCGAGTGCCCAAATGGGGCGGAGATCGCTGGGAAGTCAAGGTTCCCGACGAAGATCCGAATGAAGATCCGGCGCTTTTTATGATCATCAATGATCATGAAGTTATTGCGCTTATTACTGGCAATCCACTTGAAACAAGGGCATTCCTATGAGCACTAAACCGGCAAACGTCGATGATGACGTTATTGATGTTGAAGAACTGAAAGACGGTTCGGCAGAAGTTGAAATACCCGAAGAGCTTGCGCCAACCCAAGATGAAGCTGTTTCTTTGGCAGAGGGCGGCGAAGCGGATTCAGATGAGGCTTTGCGTGATGCAAAACGCGCTCGCAGGCGTGCCAAACGCGAACTAGTGCGGCAAACTGCGGCCGAAAAAGATCAAAGACTAAATCTTTTGCAAAAGCAAAATGACGAACTTGTTCAACGTCTTGCGGCAATTGAAAAGCGTTCTCATGCCAATGATGTAGAAAAAGTTGATCGTGCTTTGCAAGATGAAAATTTGAGAATGCAATATGCAAAAAGCAAAGTTTCTGAAGCAGCATCATCAAATGATGGGGAGGCCTTGACCAAAGCACAAGAAATGTGGTTTGATTCGCAAAAAAAAATAGACGCGCTAAAAAAGCTTCGTCAATTTGCAACGCAAGAAAAACAACCTCCTATTGATCAAAAAATTGTCATTCAAACCCAAGAGTGGCTAAAGCGCAACACATGGTATGACCCAGATGCTAAAGATACAGACTCAAAAATTGCAAAACAGATCGATGAGGCCATAACCCAAGAAGGTTTTGATCCTAGAACCGCTGAATATTGGGATGAGCTTGATGATCGGTTGCAAAAATATTTGCCGCATAGGTATAATAAGAAATCTTCCAACTCAACCTCAAGACCTCGAAGCATGCAAACAAGCGCAGGACGTGAGTCGTACTCTGGTGATCGCAGAAGTTTTACGCTTTCTGCCGAGCAAGTCCGCGCCATGAAAGAAGCTGGTATGTGGGATGATCCTGAAAAGCGTAACAAGATGATTAAACGTTATGCACAGGAATCTCGCAAATACAACGATGCTAAGGGGTATTGAAATGGATTCAAGACTTAAAAAAGCTTTACTTGCGGGTGGCAGAGAAACTCGCGCAAGCGAGGACAGCGACCGCAAATCTTTAGAGTTCGCGAGTACACAGGACATCGACCAGATGTGGAGTGACGAGTGGACGCAATCAGCACTACCAAAAGTTCCGCTCATTCCAGGGTGGCACCTTTGTTGGCTTTCGACAACCAACTCTTACGACACGATTGATAAGCGAATTCGACTAGGGTACGTTCCGGTTCTTGCCGATGAGTTGCCTGGGTTTGAAAATTATCGCGTAAAGTCGGGCGAACATGTTGGTCATATTAGCTGCAACGAAATGCTCTTGTTCAAACTTCCGATGGATGTTTATCAGAAAGTCATGACCAGGTTGCATTGGACTAAACCGCGAGAAGAGGCAGAAAAGATTAAAGTTCAGGTTGACAATCTTCATGCTCGCGACTCGTCGGGGAAGACGCTGCTATCGCCTGAAGGCCAAGGTATCGACAATCTTGATCGTCAATTTAATCAGGCCCCCGTTTTTGAGGGCTGAAAGGAACCAAAATGTCTGCTACTAGTGCGCCATTTGGTCTGCGGCCTGTGTTTCACCCTTCTGGTTTGGATCGCGCCGCCGCACTCGCAAATGTTATTGAATCGGGTTACAGCACGGATCTGTTCAAAGGGCAGATTGTCAAGTTGGACCCAGCCACCGGATACATTATTCGGGGTACGGCCTCCGATCCTTTTTTCGGGGTGTTTAACGGGGTAGAGTGGACCGATACGACCGGGCGTCGGCGCGTGTCTAATACCTGGCCTGCAAGCACTGCGTATCAAACCGGATCGCTCATTGCGTACATCTGGAATGATCCGGCAATTGTGTACGAAATCCAGGCTTCGGGGTCGCTCGCTCAGCTTACGTCGTTTGCGGCTTCTTTCGATGTGTCTAACGTTAATAACGGCTCAACCACCACTGGATTGTCCGCTATGACTTTGGATACCTCGGCTGCTAGTGCAAACAACAGCAAGCAGTTCCGGGTGGTGGATATTGCGCCTTATCCCGGCAACGACTGGGGCGATGCGTATACCATTGTTCGTGTACAGGCGACTGAGCTGCAATACCAGGGTATTGGAACTGGTGCTGCAACGATTTACCCTGTTGCTGTTAACACTTGATAGGAGGCTATTATGGCAATGCCAATGCGCAGTACGGACTTTCGGAGCATTGTTGAGCCGATCCTCAACGAGTGTTTCGACGGAGTCTATGATCAGCGTGCCGACGAATGGTCGCGAGTTTTCCGCGAGCAAGAAGGCATTCCCCGTAACTACCACGAAGAGCCGGTTCTTTACGGCTTTGGAGCCGCACCGCAACTGCCCGATGGCACCCCGGTGACCTATCAGCAGGGCGGCGTGCTCTTCCTCAAGCGCTATGTGTACTCGGTTTATGGGTTGGCCTTTGCCCTGACCAAGGTGCTTGTGGAGGACGGCGACCACATCCGTATCGGTCAGGTGTATGCCCGTCACCTTGCACAGTCCTTGATTGAAACCAAGGAAACCCTGTGCGCCAACGTGCTGAACAATGCCTTCACGGGCGGTCAGTACGCCGGTGGTGATGGTGTGGCGTTGAACAGCGCTTCGCACCCCATCGTAACTGGAACCTTCAGCAATCTTTTGACGACCGCAGCGGTTCTCAGCCAGACCTCGCTTGAGCAGATGCTCATTCAGATTCGTCAGGCTGTGGACAACAACGGCAAGAAGATCCGCCTTGTGCCCCGCCAGTTGGTGGTTGCCCCGGGTAACATCTTCCAGGCTGAAGTGCTGCTCAAGTCGGTGCTTCGTGCAGGTCAGGCCAACAACGACATCAACCCGATCAAGTCGATTGGCTTGCTCGATGAGGGTGCCGCTGTTCTGTCGCGTTTGACTTCAGCCACCGCCTGGTGGGTGCAGACCGATGCGCCAGAGGGCATGAAACTGCTCATGCGTCGCCGCCTGGAAAAGACGATGGAGGGGGATTTTGAAACCGACACCATGCGCTACAAAGCTACCGAGCGTTATGACGTTGGATTCACCGATCCAAGGGCACTTTACGGTACGCCTGGCGTATAAAGGGGAAATCTCATGGCTCTGACTAACTTCCCTAACGGGATTACTAGCTTCGGAGTTCCAGTTCTCGGTACTATTGGCGGCCTACCATTCACCGGAAACTACTTTTTTGTAGATCCGGTGAATGGCGCAGATGGTAACGAGGGTAGTGTGGAACTGCCTTTGAAAACTCTCTACGGCGCTTTGGCCAAGTGCACATCGGGCAACAACGATGTGGTGGTGTTGATTGGTAACGGAGCAGCTAGCGGTTCGGCTCGCTTGTCTACTGCATTGGCCCAGAGCATTACATCCTCAGCAACAAACGGCACGTTGAATTGGAACAAAGACGCTACGCATCTTGTAGGTGTTTGTTCTCCCACCGCAGTGGCTCAACGTGCCCGCATTGCGCCTCCAAGCGGCACCTACACGCAAACGACGTTTAACAGCACTGCGTTTGTGAACGTGACGGCTTCGGGTTGTTATTTTGCAAACATTTCGGTGTTCTGTGGGTTTTCGACAGGCGTCAACGGAATGATTGCATGGACCGACTCTGGTAATCGCAATGCATACAGCAATGTCAATATTTACGGAATTGCTGATACTGCATCGGCTATAGGTGTTGATTCGCGCAGTCTTAAACTCAACGGCGGTGGTGAGCATACGTTCTACCAGTGTGTTTTAGGCGGAGACACTGTAACGCGTACTGTGGCTAATGCGACGTTGGAGTTTGCGGGTGGCACGGCGCGGAATTCGTTTTTGCAGTGCGTGTTTCCTTTCCAGACCTCAGCAGCCACACCGTTGGGTATTCTGGTTTCAGCCGCTTCGGGCATTGACCGTTGGCAGTTGTTCCAAGGCTGCTCGTTCGTTAACAACGTACAATCTACTTCAACTACAATGAATGGATTGTCAACGCTGCCGGCATCCGCCGGGGGCTTGTTGTTGATGAAAGATGCAACTCTGGTGGGTATTACCGAATTCGGTACAGATGCGACCACTCGAGGTCAAATCTATATCGATGGCGGTACACCTACGGCTGCTACAACGGGTATTGCTGTTAACCCAACTTAATAGGAGGTGGTCATGGGTCAGTTTAAGCCAATGACGAAAATGATGACCACCGAGCCTTCTGTTGAGCTAAAGCTCAAAAAAGGCGGTCAGGTCAAGAAAGGTGCGGTAAAGATGCAGATGGGCGGGGTGCCTCCGGGCATGCCCGCCGGTATGCCTCCGGGGCCTGTAGGGGCTGGGCGCATTCCTTTGGCGCAGCGCTTGCGTCGTCGTCCTATGCCTGCCTTGGCGGGCATGGGAGCGCCAGGTGCTATGTCTGGCGGTGCTCCAATGATTTCTCCCGCTGCTGTGCCTCAAGAACCCATGGTCATGAAAAAAGGCGGCATGACGCTCAAAAAGCATGCCAACATGCCCGCTAGCAAGGCCCACAAAGGTCTTAAAACTGGCGGTGTGGCCATGGGGCAAGGTGGGTACAAAAAGGGCGGCATGGTGCCAAAGTCTGGCATTCTTCCCGTTAAAGACTCGGCTAAAGGTGCTGAAAAGTACGTCAAAACCAAGATGCACGGGATGGCTACGGGCGGAGTAGTAGAGGGCAAGCCTGGCGGGTACAACACTGGTGGTGTGGTGATGGGCCAAGGGGGGTACAAGAAAGGCGGTGCCCCAAAAAAAGCCTACGCTACGGGGGGGCTTGTTGATTCAGGCAAACCCGTAGCGATGCCCAAAAAACCCGCGAGCAAGCCTGTTTCCAACGACCGCCAATCGGGGACCTTCAAAAAAGGAGGAAGAGTCTATAACGAGGGCGGCGCTGCAGGACCGGATGCAAATTATGCGAGAGATGGCAAAACCGTCAAATCGCTTAAAGATCCGGTTGATACTGCGGCCAAAGCAGCGCGGGATTTGGAAGATGCCATGAATCCTTTGAGTATAATTCGCGAGCTTGGCAGCAAAGCTCGAGACAAACTCAGGGGTTCAGGCTCTGTAACAGAAACCGAGAAATCGGTGACTGTTTCTCCACCCATTAAAAAGCGAGCAGGCGGCGCGTGCTAAATGCAGGGGCTTCGGCCCCTGCTTTACTTCAGGAATTATAAATGGCTAATACAGTTGCAAGTCAAACGCTCCTTGACGGCGAGCGCATGGCAATCATGAAATTTACATTTCAGTGCGACGGCTCAGGCAATGAGTCTAAAGTGCTTAAAGTTGATGTTTCAGCGCTAAATCCAAGCTTTGCAGGCAAGGCTTGCAATGGTGTAGCTATTCAAAAAGTTTATGCTGCAACGCATGGGTTAGAAGTTGAAATTTATTGGGATGCAGATGCTGACATCTTGTGTTGGTCTATTCCGCAAGCCACCAATTATGTGATGGATTTTTCATCATTTGGTGGCTTGAAAAATAACGCAGGCGCTGGTAAAACTGGCGATGTCCTTTTTAGTACGCTAGATGCGGCTGCAGGAGATTTTTACACCGTCACGCTTGAGATGGTGAAAACTTATGCCAGCTAAGTCCAAGGCTCAATTTCGGCTCATGAAGGCGGCAGAAAACAACCCGAAGTTTGCCAAGAAGGTTGGCATCAGCCCCGATGTGGCTGCTGAGTACACGCAGTCCAATGTGAAAGGGAAATCGTATGCAAAACTTCCTGAAAAGCTTAAAAAAGGCGGTCCGAGCCTTGCGATTGGCCGTGGTGAAAAGCTTCCGGCAGATCAGGGCGCGGGTCTTACCGCAAAGGGACGCGCCAAATACAACGCAGCAACAGGATCAAACCTGAAAGCTCCGCAGCCTGAGGGTGGGTCAAGAAAAGATTCTTTTTGTGCTAGAATGCGCCCGATTGCCGAAAAGAGCGAAAAGGGATCAAGGGCTAGGGCGTCTATGAGGCGATGGAATTGCTCGGGGTTTTAAATGGCCTTTTCCGACACTTACGGTCAGGTCTACAATGTTCAAGTGCTGATTGATCATGCGGCACGACGTTGTGGAAAACTTGCGGAAGAACTAACGTCTGAACAGTTAGTAACCGCTCGACAGTCTTTAGGCTTTGTGTTGTCTAGCCTGATCAATGTCGGCATTCAATATTGGGCGATTCACAAAGAGGTCATTGGACTTACGCCCAACAAATACATTTATACGCTTCCGGTTGGCGCAAATGATGTGCTCAATGCGCTTTACCGCACTATGAGCCGTCCCAGCGGGACGTATGCCACCTCGGCCGGCGGCGTGGTGGGCAATGTTGCTGACAATGATGTAGACACCATCTGTCAGCAAACCAGCGCGAACGGCAACATTTCCGTTAATTTTGGAACTGACAACCCGATCTATGCAGGGTCGATTGGGGTGTTGCCTTATGTTGCGGGCGGCGGTAGTGCCACCTGGACGTTGACGCTTGAGTACTCAACCGACAATTCAACCTGGAATACGCTAGAAAACATTGGAACCGTAACGGTTACTGATAACCAGTGGTTGTGGTACGACATTGATCCGGGGCAAAGTGTGCAGTATTACCGCATTCGAGCTTCGGGAGGTACTACGTTAGCTTTGCGCGAATGGTATGTGGGCAATAACAGCCGTGAAATTACCATGTCGCGCCTCAACCGGGACGATTACACCAATCTGCCCAACAAAAACTTTACAGCCAATCAGCCGTATCAGTTTTGGTTTAACCGAACAATTCCGCAACCTGAAATTTATTTGTGGCCTGTGCCTTCTGATCCTTTTGTACAAATGACTATTTGGTATTCCAAACAGATCATGGACGTGGGCGATTTAACTGATGAATTGCAGATTCCGCAGCGTTGGTACATGGCCATTTTAGCCATGCTGGCGCATCAGTTGGCTCAAGAATTGCCCCAGGTTGATCTGAATCGCATTCAGTATTTAGAGGGACAGGCTGAAAAATATAAAAATCAAGCCGAACAAGAAGAGCGGGATCGTTCGCCTATTTATTTTTCAATAAATACTTCTGTGTATACAGCATAATGCCGCGTTTTTTAAACACACGGGGTTTGTCCAGCTTGGCGATTGCCGTGTGTGATCGCTGCAAAATGAAACGCGCTTATGTATCTTTGCAGCCGGACATTAATTTCCCAGGTCTTAGGGTTTGTGATCGTGGGTGTGCAGACAAAAAAGATCCGTATCGTTTGCCTGCTCGCCAGACTGAACGGATTAATTTGCGGTTTCCGCGCCCTGACGTTTCGGTAGCGCTTGATCCCAACAATCTGCTCACCAACGGATTAAATCAAACTATTTTGTCAACTGAGGGTAATACGCAAACACCCGAGAATAACGGCAACCTTGACGGAATTGCATTGTAATGGCCAATCAAACCATCACACAATTAAACGCCGCTGGAGCAATTACAGGATCGGAGCTTGTGCCGATTGTGCAGAATGGCCAAACGGTTCGCACGACCACTGGCGCGATTGCGGGTTCGCCTTCGTTAACGCAAACTTTTTTGACCGTCAACAATGAGCCTACGCTCAACAATTCAAGGTATCTGACCTCAACCGGATCGGGAATTGGTATTACCGACAACGGGGCGCAATCCACTTTAGCATTGAGCTTGTCTACTCCGCTGCAGACGCTTGATACTTCTGGGGCTGGGCTACTTGCCAAGACCGGCAGCAACACGGTTACCAATCGTTCGATTGCGGTTGGCGGCGGTTTAGCGGTGAGTAATGCCAGCGGGGCGGCCGGCAACCCAACGATCAACCTGGATGGCGTGGTTTTGGCGTTGCAAAATTCTTCGGGTACTTTTTTGCTTGGTCGTACCGCTGGAGGCGGTATAGCCACTCTTCAATTGTTGGGCACTGCGGGAGAAATTGATGTCGCAGATGGTACAGGGCCTTCGAACCCGACGATTGGTTTGGCCGATAACCCCGTCTTACCGGGCACAGAAGGAATGGTCGTTCCTCAAGGAAGTACGGCACAACGCTCAGGGTCCCCGACAAACGGCACGTTCCGGTACAACAATTCACTTGGAATTTTTGAGGGATACTTTAGTGGCACATGGGGCGCTATCCCTGCGGGCTTAGGTGTTTCTTCTGTAACCGCAAGTACGGGCCTGACGAGTTCACCCAATCCAATCACATCAACGGGTACGATCAGCGTTGCCACCAATGGCATCACGGATGCATTGTTGCGGCAATCTTCTGGGCTTTCCGTGATTGGACGTTCAGCAAACTCCACAGGCAACGTGGCAGATATTGCAGCCGCATCCGATCATCAGGTGCTGCGCAGGAGTGGCAGTACGGTAGATTTCGGTGCAGTAGACCTTGCACAAGCCAATGCAACAACCGGCACTTTGCCTGTGACCTCAGGCGGCACAGGTCAAACAAGCTACACCAACGGTGAGTTATTGATTGGCAACAGCACGGGCAATACGCTGACCAAGGCGACGTTAACGGCAGGAAGTAACGTCACGATTACCAATGCTGCTGGATCCATCACTATTGCTTCGAGCAATCCTGGTGGCACCGTGACCTCGGTAGGTCTTTCTTTGCCGGCTGAATTCACAGTAACCAATAGTCCAGTTACGGGGTCAGGCACGCTTACAGGTGCTTGGGCAAATGCAA